AATGCTGAAGGTCTACTTAATAAAGTTTTGTCACCAAATAATAATGTACCTTGTCCAGGTAATGATACTATTGGGTTGACTCGAGCTTTATATAAAGTATCTCTGTCTGCTTTCTTAGGATTAAATGCAAGTTTTGTTACTCCTAACAATTGACCTCTATTTACACCTGCTGGTGAGAACCATGCGTCTGCTACTGAATCAGTATTAGCACATAATCCTGCGTGATGTCCTGCAGCTCCTATCCATCTGTATACATCGTTATATTTGTCGTATACATATAGTGCTGTGGAATCGCATGATGCGTAAGAAGTAGATGTTAAACCATCAGCAAATGCTTTCACATCTGTTGCTGGTGTTGAACTACCTACTGTGTCTTCGATTGGAGGTGATACAAAAGCCATACAATCTTTTCTTGCGTTAACGATAGAAATTAAATCCTCTGCTATTGTCTCTGCGCCATTGGCGTCTGGAGTAGCAAATAATAAATTTACATCTACTGTTTCTGCATCTTCTAAAAGATCGTATCCTGTTGCAATTTCTCCAACTGTTGGAGCGTTATCGTCTGATCCACCTGAAAGTGAACCTTCAATTGCTGCTGTGTTAGTCGTAAATGTTGTATTGGCTGCAATTGTTTCTCCAGCATCAGATAAACTTGAATCATGACCTGCCCACCAAATATATTGAGACTGTGTATTAATCACGTCTTTATAAAAGTTTGATGTACCATCACTCTTCTTAGCATCTGAACCTTGTGATACAAATGCGAAAGTTTCTAATACTGTTCCTGGTGTACCTGAAATAGCACCATCTTCATCAACAACTGCAATATGTAATTCATCTTTAGCAGAAGCTTTACCTTGATCTATTGCGTATTGTGATGTTGTTGGCTCAGCATCAAAGCTTGTAGAATATGTCCAACTACTAAAGTCAGTTATATCTGCAGAAATCATTGATACCTTTAAGCTATTACCTAATACTCCTGGATATTTTGCTACCCAATTTCCAACACTTAGAGCTCCAGCGTTATCATAATCATCTTCATTCTTTATCAGCTGTCCTGTTCCATCGGAAGTCGCGTTGTCGTGACCTGATGCAACTCGAACTACTTTTAGTGCGTTTCCATACTTTAAGAATGACGCTGCTACTAAAAAGTATTTTGCTGTATTGTCGTCTGGTGAGCCGAAGGTTGCAGCTAGTTCATTTTCAGAACTGACTGTAATTACTTCTTCCACTGGACCCCAGTTGAACGAGCCTGCAAATCCACCAATGCTGGTTGATACTGCTGGGACTACATTCGTAGCGTCGATCTCTTTGACCTGAACGCCTGGTGATACTTGAAATGCCATCGCTTTGTCCTCTATGTTGAGTTAGTTAATATGTTTCATAATACGAATATTCAATAGTATTATTTATAATAAAACGTTTTCCATGAACTAATGATCATTATCATCATTTTGTTCAGTTCTTTCACTTAATATAAATCTTCGATTTGGATTAATTGCTACTTTAAATTGTGTCATAAGCTTACGATTAACTAACATTTCAGATGCAGTATCTTTGGTAGTTAATCCAAGTTCGGCAATGTAAGTTTTATTATTAAATCTTAGCTCATGTTCAATAATCGGTCTTTTATCAAAATCAACTAATCCTCTTTTAGGCTCAGATATATCAATCACTTCACTTCTAAATGATTTGCCGTTTTTTGACCATTTGACAAAATCGCCATCAGCTTCTAATTCATCTACGTGAAGCATTGTTGCAATTGCACTATTTCCCGTATCAAACTTAGCTCGTATTGGATCATCTTCTAATCCTTTTAATGTAATAGTTTCAATATAACCCGCCTCAGATCTCATTAAAGGTCTTCGATTTAAATCACTACTAAAGAAATCAATAACAGCACTAATCATTTGTTCATCAGTTTTTTTACCGATACCTTCTTTTGTCTGTAAATCATATGCATAAAAATGTGAACGTATACCTGGAGAACCATTCACTTCTAAAATATATGGTTTGCCTTTATATACACAGTGATCAACACCACAATATAAAGCTCCACTACTTCTTGCAGCGCTTATAATAATATCTTTTTCTTCTTTAGAGAGTTGATAAGGTTTTGTATCAGCACCTAAATGAACATTATTTCTAAAATCATTTTGATTTTTTCTTATTCTTTGAGCGGCTCCTATAATATTACCACCCACCACGAGCGTACGTACGTCTGAATCTATTTTAAAATATTCTTGTATTAGTATTTGTGCATCAAATTTCCAAAGAGATTCAGCAACAGAAACCAGTGAAGCCATATCATTTACTATTGATACACCTACACCTTGAGTTCCAGTTAACGTTTTTATAACAACTGGAAACTTACCACCAATTCTTTGATGAGCATCTTCAACTGATTTTTTATTTGATAAAATAGAAGATCTTGGACTTGGGATATTATTTCTTTCAAGCATAATAACATTTGACATTTTATTATCACATGATAGCATTGCTTCTAAATCATTAATCAAAAAGAATCCTATCATTTGTAATGATGATACAATGGCTTGAGCAGCTAATGTTTGAATTGCTCCAGCTCTTACAAAAATCATTGAGTTACGAGTTTCTATTTCTACTGAATTGTCTTCACCATCAGCATTTTGAATTGTAACTTTACCAATCTCTACATCTTTTTGAGATATCCAAGCTTCATCAACATGAACTAAATCAAATTTTATATTCTTTTTCTTTGAAACCTTTTCAGCCAAATCAGCAAAGGTTCCTTCTTCACCACCTTTACCTAATACAACAACATGCAAATCTTGTTGCTCTATTGGCTCTTCAAATTTTTCTGTAAAATATTCGTTAAAATTTTGCATTTCCTGTCCACTCTTGTTCGAACCAAATGTTTCCATCAGGGTCTTTAGTATATTTATCCTTTTCGTAGTTCCCACTCTCTACGTATCCAAATGGTAACATATCGTCTTGAATAGCCTTTAATCTTTCTTTATATAACATATCTTTCATATCAATATTAGTTAATGCTTGAAAAATATCAGTTGATGTAAACCATGCAAATAAAACTAAGTTCATCATTAAGTCATCATGATTTGGAGCAATAGCCATATAACTATTTCCTCTACTTACAAAAGTACTCATTTCAATAATTGTTTGAGCATCATTTATTTTCAGCTTACCTTGTTCAATTAAATCTTTAATTGATGAACAACCAATACGTTTTACTCTTCTTGTCATTGTAGCACCAAGAGCATTTGCTTTAATACTTGATTCTACAAACATATTCTCATATTCTAAATCATAATATAAACCATTACAAACAACAGCACCTTGATCATTACTTTCTATAACAACATAAGCTTTATTATATAAATTAGCGTATTTGTATATAATATCTGGTAATAACATTGGAGATATATTATTATCTCTAAAGATTGCAACCTGTTCAAATGGTTGAGTCGTTACATCAATTATTGTAAATGTGCTATAGTCTTGATTTCTTCCTTTTGAAACGTCTACACACATTACATACTCATGCTCTTTTCTTGGTTGATGATATATAAAAACATTCTCTTTTATAAACTCAGGTTCAATACTCTGTTGTGCTAATAAATGATTTGCTCCTATAAGTGTATTACCTCTTCCATGAAAAGTATTACCAAACTCTTGTTCAAACTGTAATTCAGAAGTATTGTTTATTGTTTCTTGTTTCCACTTTTCATCTCTTCCTGGAACATCCCACCAATCTACTCTAAAAGGTTTAAATTCATTTGTCTTTTGTACAGCACCTTCCCATAGCTTATGATATACATTACCAATACCATTTGCAGTAGATGTAATTACAATCTGTGTATCTTTACCAGCAGATACTACAGGATATGTTGATGTATAAAACTGTGCATCATTTTCTACAAATGCAAACTCATCTAAGAACAATAAGTTAATAGATAAACCACGAATAGAACTACCACTTGTAGCAGCTGCTATTATTTTAGAATTATTACTAAACTCGATACTTCCTTTATTTAAAGCCTTACAACCTGGCTGTAAAAAGAATGGTAAATTTTCTAAAGCCAATGTTATTCTTGCTAACATCTCTCTTGCAACAGCACCTTTGTTTGCTAATATTGCAATAGTTTTTTCAGGATGAAAACACGCATACCATAAAAGATATACAACCGATGAAATTGATTTACCACTTTGTCGACAAGCAAGAACAATAGAAAATCTATTATCTTTAAAATGCTTAAACATTTCTTCTTGATATGGATAAAGATTAAATGGTACTAATCCCTCATCAAGCGAAATAATTTTTACATAATTCACAGCAAAATATGCAGGATCTTGCATGCATTTTTGATATTCTTGAATTTCTTCTCTTGAAAAAGAAGTTTCGACTCCGTCTCTTTTTACATTTGGATTACCTAGGTAACCAAACTCATTATTCTTTAACGTCGCCATCGATCACATTATCTTTATTTAATAACATTCTTTGCAGATCAGTTGTGCTTCCTACAAACATATTATTATTCGTCACAGTTTTTGCTTCTTCACGTTCTTCTTTTGTTAAATCTTTTTTCTGTTTTTGCAGATCCATAAGATTCTTTGTGACATCGCTTATATTTTTAATTGTTTGTGAAAGAACTTCAAATGCTCTTGGATGTTCTGATTCGATTGCTAATTCAGATAATACATCCATTGATCTTGTGCCACTATAGATTAAGTCTTTATATGTCTTACGAGAAAACTCATAATCATCTTTAATATCTTTATCTATTTTAAGAGGTCTATTTTTTTCTACAACTGGTAGATTTTTCTCTAAACTTGCTGTCATCTTTTCTCGCTTGTCCATTATTCAGTACCATCCTGTGTAATTGTTGTTGTAACTGTATAGTCATCTGCATCATCGCTTACGCCAACAGTAAAGTCCATTTCCTCAAATAAAGCAGTTGTAACATCTTTATCATGGAAGTCAAGATTAACTTCACGTATAATTGCTTGATCGGCTGTTGGTCCAAAGAACTTCATCTTCATTGTAAAATCTAATTGATAGATAAGTACTCTTCTTTCTGTAAACTCTCCTTCATATTGATCATCTATTTGTACACCACCAAGTATTACAGAAACATCTTGCTTATAAGAAAATCCATCAACAGGAGTAATTGTAACATTATATTCTGGTTGAAAGTATGGTAATATTTGTTCAACAATCTGTAGTCCATCATCTTGATTCTTTACCATAATATATAATGACATACCAATATCATATGATGTATGATGCTTTATTGTTTTCTTTTTACCAACATCGGAGGCATGTGTCTCAACAATCTTATTCATCTTATTAAGCTTTTGAGTAGTATCTAAAGAAAGACCTGTAATCTCAAAAGCCATTCTTGGTAATTTAATAGACATTCCAGCATCAAAACCAGTCTCTTGATCTAACCTTGCTAAGAATTTTTGTTTAGGTCCATAAGCTAATGGAACTCTTACCTGATTTAAAACACTTCCATCAGTTGCTTTTCGTATAACTTTTAAATTATTAAACAGTGTACCAAATACGGCCACTGATTTACGCATTGTTGCGTGATAGAAATGATCTCCAAACATTAGTATGTCTCCGATGGATCACCAAATGGATTTGACTCACTAAAGTCAATAAATCCATCAGCATCTAATTCAAAATCAATATTTTGAGCAGCTTCATCTGTTGCCCATGCTTGACCTGTGGTATCTGTTAAATCACTATATATCGTAGCAATAGTACCAGTATATCCAGATGTTAATCCTGTTATTGTACCACCAACGGTAAAGTCTTTTGCTGTGGTAGTACCAGAGGCACCAAT